GGTTCGCCAAACTAGCGGCAAAAACGTGTGACTTTGAAAAATAAACCAATCCCCCCTAAACCGACTAAAACGGTCGGGATTAAGGCCAAGTATGGGCGTGGATATGACGACATAGCTGAGACCTTGGCAGCAGCAGCGCAGCGGCTAGGCTGCACCATGTCAGACCTGCGGAGGGCGAGGGATGCCGGGTGTCCCGGCTTCGCGCATGGGCGCGTGAAGATTCCCGTCGTCTCGAAGTGGCTGGAGGCGAACCCGCCAGCGGAAGACGACATGGACGAAGAGGCGCTAAAGAAGCGCAAGCTCCTCGCGCAATGCCGCAAGCTGGAACTTGACGAGGCGATCCTGCGCGGCGAGTTCACCGGCAACGCGACGGTGACTCAGATCGCCGTCGCGTGGTCTGCGCAAGTCCGCTCCGAGTTCATGCTGCTCATCTCGGAAACGCCCACTTGGGCCGGACTCGACGCGCCGACATTGCAGGACAGGGCCAAGGCGTTCGTGAACTCGGCGCTCGGCAGGCTCACGACTTTCGCGGCACCAACACAACCAGCAACCACATGAGCGCAATCATCGGCCTTTTTATCTTCGGCATCATCGCCGACAAACCGCCGCTGCCAACCGGCTTCAACTTCATCGAGGCGCGCGGCGAATGGCTTTGCGCGGCAGATGGCAGGCGGAAATACTTTGTGACGCGCAAGAAACTGATTCTCCGCCGACACGTCCGCCGCCGCGATGTTCGCCGCACGTCCGGCAGGCTAAAGCTCGGTGGACACTTCGCGGACTTCCGGCACGCGATACCGCTTCCATGCACGCCTGCGAGCTAGCCATCCGCGCGCAGCTACGCATCCCCGACAATCGGAGCGTGGAGCAGTGGATACTCGACCAGCGCATCAGGCCACCGGGCAGCGCGCGCGGCACGCAAATGGATCTCAGCCTCACGCCTTGGCTGCGCGAGCCGTGCGAAGCCGTCGCGGACAATCACAACCGCGAGGTGGTCATCGTCGCACCGACCGGCGCTGGCAAGACGACGGTGCTCGATGCCTCGCTACTCAGGGCCACGCGCGAAGATCCCGGCAGCATCTTGCTCGCGATGCAAACGGACGAGGACGCCGATGCGTATTACGACGAACGGCTGGAGCCGATGCTGCAAAGTCTCGACGGCATCGGCGACATGATTCGCGCACTGCCGAGGGGCAAGCGACGCAAGGGCGAACTCGTCTTGCCTCACATGACCTGTTTCGTCGTCGGCGCGAAGATGAGCGCATTCCAGCGCAAATCCGTGCGCTACGTGCTGCTCGACGAAGTTTGGCAAATCAAGCACGGGCTGGTTGCCGAGGCACGCGGACGGCATCACGACCGATGGAACGCGCGGGTGGTGCTGACGTCGCAAGGCGGATGGCAGCACGTTGACACCGACAACGGGCGCGTGAAGACGGAACTGTTTGAGGCATGGGAGCGCACCGACCGGCGCGAGTGGCAGTTCGTGTGTCCCGAGTGTCACACCGCGCAGCCGTGGAAATGGAGCGGGCTGAAATGGGCGGATGAGAAGCGGGCCGATGGCAGCATTGACGACACCGCGATCACGCAGAGCACGCATTACCAATGCTCGAGTTGCGAGACGAAGTTTCACGACGACATTGCGGCGCGGCGGATGCTCGCCAACTCAGGCCGATACGAAGCGACGAACCCGCAGCCGCTCACGGTGCCGGGCAAGCACGTCGGGTTTCATTGCAACGCGCTCACGCTTTACTACGTGGCATGGAGCACGCTCGTCTTGGAATGGAAAAAGGCGAGCGAGTTGACGGCGGCGGGCGACAAGTCCGCGCTGCAAGTGTTCGTGCAAAAGCGGCTCGCAGAGTTCTGGAAGGACGAGGAGGATGAGCCGGGCGTGGTGCTCGGCGGCGCTGGCTATCGCTTCGCCGACTACGCGAACGGCGAGGCGTGGGAAGGCGAGGTATATCGGTTTATGACCATCGACCGCCAGCGTGACCACTTCTGGGTGGTGATACGGGCATGGAAGTCAGATGGATCGTCTCGGATGCTGTGGGCTGGAAAGGTTCTGACCGTCGATGGATTGCGGGAGCTTCAATTACGAATGAAGGTGATCAACGATTACACTTTCGAGGATGCTCAATACGACACGCAATTCGTTTACGACGATTGCGTCAGGTTCGATTCCAATGGTGGCAGACTTAAATTGCCAGACGGAAAACCGCATAAACTGGACGGATGGATCGGAACACACGGAAGCGGCGATGCAGGGTTTGTAATTCACCCGCGCATCGGAAGACCGTTCAAAAGGATTTTTTCCAAACTAGGAATGGCGATCTCATCCAGCGGAGGCAGGGCGCGCTATTTGTTTTTTTCAAACGAGGGCGCGAAGGACATTCTAGCCAAGCATCGCGGAGGGCACGCCGCGTCGTGGGAGATACCCGACGACGCAGGCAATGACTGGCACGTTCAGATCAACAGCGAGATCAAAAAGGACACCATTGCCAAGTTGACGAAACAAGTGGTTCGACGTTGGGTGAAAATCGGGAGCAGGCCAAACCACCTCTGGGACTGCGAGGTAATGCAAATCGTCGCCGCGCTCATCAAGGGCGTGATCGCCGCGCCCGTGTCGGAGTCGGAGAAAGTTGTTGACGTGCCAGAGGCAGCGGCGTAGAAGCCCCACATCGCATCCGCGATTCTTGCGTGAAACCAAGTAATCCAAAACCAAATCAGCCGCCGTCACGCCGTGCCCATTCGGGCGCGGGTTTCACCGTGGCGGCGGCACTTGGAACCAAAACAAAATGGAAATAGACATCATCCCCATCGTCATCTGGATCGCGTTTTCCGCAGGCGTCGGACTTGTCGCAGGCGCACGCGGTCACTCCGCTGGAGCATACTTCGCGATCAGTCTCATCCTCTCGCCGCTCATCGGCATCATCGCGGCTTGCGCGGTGCCATCACCGAAAAACTAAAGCATGAAAACACACACGACCACATGGACGGGCATTCGCCCGCTGCTGCTCTCGAACCCGCAGACGGTTCAACTCAGCAACAAATACGCGACCAACTCGCGCCGACTCAACACGGCGCTCAAGGCCGCACGAAAAAAGCAAGACGAGCACAAGCTCGCCGAACTGGAGGCCGCGCAGATCCGCAACGATTGGGAAGCGTCCGCATATTGGGACGACGCCAAGTCGTGCTTCTACGTTCCCGACACGCTCCTGCTCGCGTGCATCCGCAACGGTGCCGCGGCAGCGAAGAAGGGCAAGGACATCGACCGCGCCGTGATGGTGACGGAAACCGAGGCGCTAATCGAAACAGAAACGAAGCATCGCACGCTGGATGCCTACTTTGCCGACACGACGGCATCGCACGAAATCCTCAGGCCGAAATCAGCGAGAAAACGAAGGAGCGGCTTTTGAAGTGCGAGGAAAAAGCCGCGATGAGACTGGCGCTTATGCGTGCGCCTATTGCCACGGCCAAAAAGATTCAGCGTCTCGAATGAGGCAGCACGCGAAAGATTCTTAGGACAGGCGTGGCAAGGCGCGGCGCGGCGTGGCGCGGCGCGGCGAGGCCCGGCGCGGCCCGGCAAACACAAGGGCGGCACTGGAAACGGTGCCGCCCTTAGTTTTGACACGATTGCAAGTGCATGGCCGACCTCACAATCACCGCAGCTTCCGTCATCCCATCCGCAAACGCAGTCATCGCCATCGGCACCGCTGGCGCGACCATCGTAGCGGGGCAAAGCCTTTACGTCGATACCGCGAACAGCAACGTGCTGAAACTTTACGACGCGGACGGCTCGGCGCTCACCTCGACGATGGCGGGCATCGCCCTCGGCGGCGCAGCCAGCGGGCAGCAGGTTCGCTACGTCACGCAAGACCCGGCGCTGGTGCTGGGATGCACGATGGCGGTGGGCGACACGCTTTGGGGCAGCGACATCGCAGGCGGCATCACCTCGACGTTTGCGGACTTGGAGGCTGGCGATTACATTACGTGCATCGGCGTTTGCACGGTGGTCAACAGCGCGATCAACTTCAAGATGATCCCGGCTGGCGCGGTGAAGGCGTAGTTTGACACCGCTGAAAAGGCGTGAGCATTGACGCCGAATTTATCCTCGCCCTTTTGCGAGTCATCAAACTTCGCGGGCGAGACGTGATCGAAACCGTCTTTCTCGGCGAGTTCAGTGTCGTGAGCGGGCAGGGCGGCGGAAAGCTGGTGAACACCTCAGTCGGCGGCAAATCCTTTTCGTTCTCACTCCCGGCCAGCATGAGCAGCGACGCACTCATGATCGCTTGCGACAGGGCGCTTCGCCAATGGGACAGCCTCGACGCCACGCAGCGCGCCTTGCTTTTTACGACCCGCAAACAGTCCACCGTGCGGGCTTCGTTCTAGGCTATGGCATCGCTCGTTGACCCTTACGGCTCCCCGGTTTCATCCAAGCTTCTGCACGCTGCGCAGAAGAACAGCGGCGACCGCCCCTATTGGCGCGACGGCATCCGCGACACGGAAAAGGACATCCCGTTCCAAGACTGGCGCACGGTCGTTTCCTACAGCCGCCGCCTCTACGCCAACGACGGATTGGTGAAGGGCGCGATTGACCAGATGGCACAGCACGCCGTCGGGCGCGCGTGGAACCCCAACTATACCGGCGAAGACGCGGAGTGGGGCAAGGAAGCCGAGCAATGGCTGACTGAGGAATGGTTCGGCGTGTGCGACGTGCGCGGCGACCAGTGGGATTTCAAGACCTCGCTTTTCAACGACTCCGTGGCGCTTGACGTTGACGGTGATTTCCTTATTATCCTCACTGAGACCGAGGGCGGCTTCCCGGCGATTCAACATCTACCGGCGCACAAAATCGGCATCCGCGACACGAACAAGACGACCGTGGAGAAAGGGCCGCTGCGTGGATTCCGCATCGAGCAGGGCATCATCCTGAACGACCTCAACCGCGTCGTCGGCGTGCGCATCCTTGGCGACACTGAGAAGGACGACCGCGACGTGATCGCGAATGATTGCATCTTTTGTTTCAACGCAACCCGCGCAGACCAGATTCGCGGACTCCCGACATTCTCGCACGCCATCAACGAACTGCGCGACGCATGGCAGAGCCAGCAGTGGGAACAAATCACGCATCAACTCGCGTCGTCCATCGGCCTCATCGAGCACAACGAACTCGGCGCGGCAGACCCGAACGACCCCGGCACCGTGCTCGGCGAGCAAGGCACGGCAGAGGAGACGTTCACCTCGAAGCGCATGGAGGGCGGCATGATTCGCTACTTTAAGGCGGGCAGCGGCGCGAAGCTGGAAGAGTTCCTGAGCAACAAGCCCGGCCCGGCGTGGGAAGCATTCCAAGAACGCATCTTCAAGAAAGCCCTCGTCGGCGCGTGCTGGCCGTATGCGCTGTGCTGGCCGGGTGCGGGACTCACCGGCCCTGCGGAGCGTTCGCAAATCGAACTTGCTCGCGCGACTATCCTCGACAGGCAGGAGCTACTGCAATCGGTGGCGCTGCGTGAGATACGCTACGCACTCAGCAAGGCGATGAACATCGGACGCATCCCGCGCTCGACCGACTGGTGGCGCTGGAAGTTCACGCTGCCGCCGAAGTTCTCAATCGACAACGGAAGGGACGGGCAGAGCAGGCGCGAGGACTACAAGCTCGGCCACAAGAATCTGCGCGGCATCCTTGGCGAGCAGGGCATCGCATACGACCATCACCGCCGCGAGCGGAAAGGCGAGGTCGTGGACTTGCTCACGGATGCGCTGGAAGTTGCGAACGAAAAGGAAGTGCCGTTCGGATTAGTGCTTTCACTCATGCAACAGCAGACCGCCACGGCGAGCGTCGGCGGCGGCATGAACGGGCAACCCGTGGCAGATCCGAACGACCCCGAGCCGGAACCCGCGCCAGTGGTTGCGCCGCCCCAAGTTTGACACCGCGCGAAAAGAAAATGGGCCGCACCTACGCATTCCGAACCACCTTCGCATCCGGCGCGATTAACACGGACGCGCGCATCATCAGCGGAGTTAGCGTCATCACGGAAGGCCCGGCGCTAGGGCATGGCGTGATGATTGACGCTGAGAGCCTGAGCACCGTCAAGACGTGCGCGGAGACCTACGGCGGCGGACTCAAGGTGAAAATGAATCACCGCAGCGGCGCAGATGCCATCGTTGGCAGGCTTTCAAATTTCCGAATCGAAGGACAGCAACTCCGCGCGGACTTGCAGCTTTTGAGGTCGCATCCGCAAACTGCGATTGTCTTGGAAATGGCGGAGACGATGCCGGAATCCTTCGGCCTGAGCATCAGCTTTTCCGGCGCACTGGAAGGCGAGGAAGGCGAGACGCAGTTCATGCGCTGCCTCGAAATCTATTCGTGCGACATCGTGGACTCTCCCGCCGCAAACCCTAGCGGCCTGTTCTCTAAATTTGACACCACCAACAATCAACATCCTAAACCCATGATTATCGAAACTCCCGAATACCTCGCACTCATCGCCGAACACAAGATCGCGTGCGAGCATGGCGTGACGCTCAAGGCCAATTTTGAGGCGCTCACCGCCGAGAAGATCGACCTCAGCGCAAAACTTTCCGAGGCTTCAACCAAACTAAAAGACGCCGACACGGCGATCTCTGAACTCAAAGCCTCGATTGAAAAGACGGCGGCAGAACATGCCGCCGCTCTTTCCGACTTCGACAAAAAGGTGAGCGCCAAGGCCGCGACGATGCTGGCACAGACTGGCACCACGCCGGTCGTCATCGGCAGTCCCGCAGCGCCGGAACCTTCCGCAATCCTCACGCAGTTCAACGCAATCACCAACCCCATCGAGCGCGTCCGGTTTTATCGAGCCAACAAGGTCGCAATCGACGCCACATTCTCCAAGTAACAACCACACCCACAAACCCAAATGCCCTACACCAATCTCAATATCGCCCGCCTCGCGAATGCCGCGCTGGAGGGCTTCGTCAAAGAGCTTCTGCCGCTCAATGTCTTCTCGCGTTCCTACTCGCCCGATGCAGTCGGACGCACGCAGGGCAACGTCGTCCTCGTCCCGCTCATCGGTGGCCTCGTTGCCACTACGTTCGGCGGCACCTACGCCATTACGACCTTCGCTAAGAGCGTCGTGACCGTGACGATCAACCGCCACAAGATCGTTCCCATCGGCCAGACCGACCTCGACGCCATCAACAACAGCGATTCTTCGCTGGAGGCGTTCGGCTTCCAGCAAGGCAGGGCGCTGGCGCAAGCGGTCATGGAGGACGTGCTGACGCTTGTCACCACGGCGAACTTCACTTCCGTCACGACCTCGCTCGCGGCGAATCTGAACGTTCCGCATCTCCGCGCTGTCCGACTCGCGCTCAACCAGGCCAACGCTCCCAAGTCGCCGCGCTTCGCGTTGCTTGACGCAGTGGGCATGGATGCGCTGCTCGGCGTCACGAACTTCGTGCAGGCTCAGATGTTCGCCGATCAAAACGTCCTCACCGAGGGCAAGATCATGCGGGCGCTCGGCTTGGACTTCTTCGAGTTGAATAGCTCCTTTGTTTCCGCCGCCTCGGTGAACGCCTTCATCGGCCACGGTTCCGCAATCGCAATCGCGATGCGTTACCTCGCACCGCAGCGGCCTGAGGAATACGACAACGCGCAAGCATACAGCGACCCCACCACGGGCGCGACGGTTGGCCTCCGCGACTTCTACGACCCGGCCACCGGCACGCGCTACATGGCGCTGGAGTGCAACTATGGCTACTCCGCTGGCATCACCAACGGTGCGCGCATCATCAAGCGTGATGACTAGCCTTTAGGTTGGATAGTTCATACAGGAGCGCCGGGCTTTGCAAAAGGCCCGGCGCTTTTGTGTCTTGACGTGGCGATGACGTGCGCCTAAAACGGAGGCTTATGAATGCCCATCCCGCAGACTCTTCGCCGCCCGTGTCCACATCGGAACCTCTCAGGGATGGGCCGGAACCGGGCGGCGCGGGCGCGCGGACTCCTCTGATTTCCCTCTGTATTATCGTCGGCAACGTCGAGGAATACATCACCCGCTGCCTCGAATCATTCGCGCCCATTGCGGATGAAATCGTGGTTATCCGCGCCATTGGTTGCGCGACGCCGGACGCGACGCTCGACATCGCCCGCGACAAGTTCGGCGCAATCGTCGGCGAGTATCGCAACGCAGCCGGGCACGAAGATTGGCCGCACGTTGATAACTTCGCAGCAGCGCGGCAGGCGGCATACGACCTCGCGACCGGCACTTATTGTTTCTGGTGCGACACCGACGACATCCTGTTGAGCGGCGCGGAACTTATCCGCGAGCACGCCGAGCGCGGTGCTTACATTTGCTTCATGTTTCCATACGCCATTCACGGCAAAGGGCTGGCGGTGCCGCGCGAGCGCATGATGCTGCGCGGATCCGGCAAATGGGTTTGCCCGGTGCATGAGCATTACGAGTTCACGATTCAGCCGGTGCAAGCCATCGAGGACGAGCGCGTGGTGATTCAGCATCTCCCGCACCACGAAAAGACCGGCAGCAACGACCGCAACCTCCGCATCCTCCGCAGCATTCCCGACGCGGAAATGACGACCGGGCTGCTTTACCATTTGCACATCGAGCTTCTCGTCATCGGCGACGTCGAGGGCAGCGTGGAGGTGGCGAAGAAGGTGCTGGCCTGCGAAGACCTTGGAAGACCGGAGCGCATGGAGCTTTTCATGAACTTGGCTCAGGTGAGCGAAGACCCGCGCCAGAAGGAGGCGCTGTATCACCAAGCATACGCAGCAGACCCGCGCAGGCGCGAGCCGTTGCTAATGCTGTGCAACAACGCGATGAACAACTGCGAGCCAGACATCGCCCTCGCCTTCGCGCGACAGATGATGGCGACGGACAGGCCAGACGTGAAGGAATGGAACGAGCGAGCCGCGCTTTACGAATGGCTCGGCGATGACATTTACGCGCAGGCACTTCGCGCAAACCGCATGTATCCGCAGGCGGAAATCGTTCGGCAGAACCGATTCAAGACGGAAGGCGGTGCTCGCATCTCGCTCGTCCACGCCACGCGCGGCAGGCCGAAGCAGGCGGCGCTCGCGCGCAAGGTGTGGCTCGACGCGGCGGCGCACCCCGAAAGCATCGAGCACATCTTCGTTTTCGACACGGACGACACCGCCAGTCATTGCCTTCGCCGCTTCCATCATTCCGAGATGCCAGCGGGCGGCGGATGCGTGGCAGCGTGGAACCGTGGTGCTGGTGTAACTCAGGCACCCGTCATCGTCCAAATGTCGGACGATTGGACGCCGCCGCACAAGTGGGACGACCTTATCATGGAGCGCATCGGCGATTGGACAGAGCCGCGCGTGCTGGCAGTGAGCGACGGGCATCGCACGGATGAGCTTTTGTGCATGGCCATTTGCACGCGGAAGCTCATCACGGAGTCAGATGCGTTTCTTTTCCATCCGTGGTTCACCGGAGTCTATTCCGACAACTGGTTCACTCATCGCGCATACGAGCGCGGAGCCGTCATCGAGGCGAGGGACTTGGTGTTTAAGCATCATCATCCGGCGTTCGGTGCCGACAACATGGACGCGACCTATGCGCAGCAGAACGCACCGGCGCGATACGAGGAAGGCAAAGCTATCTACGACGAACTCATGCTCGGTAACGACTGGTCAACCGTGCCCGGCTGGTTCAATTACTACGGCTTCTACGGCGCAATCGCGAAGCGACTCAGCGACGGCGACACGATTGCGGAAGTCGGCGTTTGGATGGGGCGGTCAATTATCTTCATGGCGCAAACCTTGAAGCGCATGGGCAAGAAGGTGAAGCTAATCGCGGTGGACACGTTCAAGGGCGAAGCCGGGCAGTCCGAGCACGTCGAGGCAGTAGCGGCCCACGGCGGCAGTCTCCGCGCCGTATTCGAGGCAAACCTTGCCCGGTGCGGAGTCGCCGACATGGTGCAAATCATCGAAGGCGACAGCGCCGACAGCGCAGCACTCGTCGCTGACGGCTCGCTCGCGTTCTGCTACATCGACGCTGCGCACGAATACGACGGCGTTAAGCGCGACATCCTCGCGTGGAAAGGCAAGGTCAAGCCGGGCGGCATCTTCGCCGGCCACGACGCGCAACATGAGCCGGTGATGAAGGCGGTGGAGGAACTGCTACCCGGCGCGGCAGTCATGCACCCTTGCTGGATTATGCCGGTATGATTCTCTCCATCCTCACGCCCGCCGTGCCATCGCGCATGGCTCAACTCGCCAAGCTCTGCGATGAACTGGCGAGGCAAATCGGCGGGCTTGCGGTCGAGCACTTGACCCTGCTCGACAACAAGCGCCGCACCGTGGGCGAGAAGCGGGATGCCCTCCTGCGCGCGGCACGGGGCGCATACGTGGCGTTTGTGGACGATGACGACTGGATCTCGCCGGACTACGTTGCCGAGATTGTGAAGGCGGCGCGGGAAGGGCCGGACGTGATTACCTTTCGGCAACACGCGACGGTCAACGGGACACAGGGGATCATCACGTTCGGACTAGGAAATCCAAACGAACCTTTCTCGCGGTCAACGAAGATCCTCCGCAACGCCTGGCACGTCTGCGCGTGGCGGCGCACGCTGGCGATTCAGTCCCGATTCCCGGCGAGCAACTACGGCGAGGACTGGGCATTCGCCGCACCGCTCTGCGCGCTACCCGGCCTGTGCGAAGTCCACATTCCGAAGGTGCTGCACTACTATCGGCACAGCAGCGAGACGACCGAGGCACCGCCGCCGTAGTTTGACACGGCGCGGAAAGTGTGACCTTTTCGACGCTTTCCGCAGCGGGCCTCAAGACGGCAATGCAGACCTCGCTACTCGGCGAGAGCATCACCATTCGCGGCGATACCTACCGGGCAGTCATTGACGACGTGGTGGCCTCGGAAATGTTCGCGGCTGGCGGAGCGATACCGAGTGAGCCAATTTCCATCACGATCAAGACGCAGACTTTCCAGCCCGACCTCGGCCTTGGCGAGCGCGTGACGGCACGCGAACGCAACTACACCGTGCGGCAGATTACGCGGGACGAGATCAGCATCACCCTCATCGCGGAGCACGCGGCAAAGCGATGATGCAAGTCAGCATCAATCTGGACGACTCAGGGCTGCGAAACCTGATGGCGCGATGGATGGTGAAAAAGCGCAAGCCTATCGAAGAAGGGCTGCTAATCTCCGCGCGCACGCTTTGCAAGGCGTTTATGGATTTCAGCCTTCCGCGCAACAACATCAAGATGGAACGCGCTGTGGTAGGTGATGTTTCCCGCGCTTATGCTTCGATGTCAAAAATCTATCTCGACATCAAATCACGCGACCCGCAAGGCGCGGAGGCGTTCTGGTATTTTCAGAAAATCGGAAAGTATTCCGTGGCGCAGAAAATCATGGCGGCAGATTCGCCGACATACTCGGACTTGAAGATTCAGCCGTTCGACGGCGGAGCAGCGCACAAGGCGGCACGCGGCGCACGCGGGCATGTGCCGAAAGGCGCAAAGCCCGCATTCGTGGTGAAGAACCCCGGCAAGCTTGCCAAATACATCGCAGGCAAGCAGGCCAACGTCGGCATGGTGAAGGCCGGATGGTTGGCAGCGTGGCGCGACCTTGGGCGCGTGCGCGACGTGCCGCAATGGGTTCGCCGCATCAAAGGCGGCACGCTCGGAAGCGCCAATAAACAATTTCAAGGGCAGGCCAGCCAGCACATCCTTGTTCACAATGCCGTGCGACATGCTGACGAGGCAATCGAACAGCGATACCAGAACACGATTGAAGCGGAGGCTGCGGACAGACTGGCAAAGTATTTCAAAATCCAGCTTGGACTACTTCAACCCAAATGAGCGAACCGCTAAAATACAAAGCCGAAACCGCCGTTGCCAGCTACCTCGGCACCGGCGCGGCGCAAAATGGGCACGTCATTTTCAAGGGCCAGAACCCCGGCGAACAGACGCCGCCCTGCATCGTCGTCTCAGTCGGCAGCATGGCGGAGGCGTTTGCGGATGCGCTGCCAAAGCGGATTCAGATCGCCATTGAAATCATCTCGCCGATTGACACCGACCAGAATCAAGACGGCATCGCAGGCGCAACGAACGACCGTGCGCTGAACTGGAGCGCGCACCGCTCGACCGTGCGGGCCATCGAAGCCGCAATGCAGGACGTGGTTGCGCTACAGACGCACGCGAACAAGGGCAACCTCTCGACCTCGCGACCCGTCACAGGATTCTACGTTTACGACGTGGATGAGGAAAGTCAGCAGAGCAATTACGCAGGCGCGGAACGAATGCTCATCAGCGCACTCGGCTACGTGCTCACAGCGGAAGCGCAAGACAACTGACCATATTTTGACACCGCTGCCTTGGCATGGCAGCAATCGCAATCACAGCCGGGAGCGTTATCCCGTCGAGTTCAGCCGTCATTAAATCCGGCACGGCTGGCGAGACGATCACCGCAGGCCAGGTGCTTTACGTGGAGGCCGTGACGCTGCTCCTCAAGCTGTGCGATGCCAACTCCACCGCCGCCATCGCGACCGCCGTTGGCATTGCGCTGAACGGCGCAAGCGTGAACCAGAAGGTGTATTATTGCACCGAGGACACGGGCGGCTTCGCCATCGGCGCGACGATTCTTTCCGGCGACACGCTTTGGACAAGCGGCACGGCAGGCGGCATCACCAAGACCGCAGCGGACAACGTGGCCCCGGTTTACGCCACGGTGCTCGGCGTGATGACTTCGACAACTCTCGCGAAAATCAAAATCACAGGCGGCGGACTCATCGCCTAAATTTGACACCACCAACCCTATAACATGGCTGCAAAAACTCACGGCACCGCATTTTACTTTGGCATCGACGGCGCATACCTCGGCGCGAGCGCGCAGATTATGTCCATCTCGCTCTCGAAATCGGACAAGATCAACGAGTTCGTCGCGAACAATTCCGGCCAGATTGCATCCTCGATTCACGACGACCAGACCGACACGCTGGAGGTGACGTTCACCTTCGCATCGGGATACAGCCGCCCGGTCATCGCAGCGAAGATGACGCTCGCGGCAACCGCGCAGTTCGACGGCGATTATCGGGTGGAGAATTTCACGGAAACCAAGGCATCGAAATCCTTTGTCGAGGGCAAGGTCTCTCTCGTTAAGGACGAATACCTCACGCTGACTTAACGATGTGGCCGAGGAACGCCTTTTCCATTCCATCGTTGCCGACGCAGCCTGCGCAGCGGGGCGGCACGTCGTTTGCGGCAGGACACTAAAGCCGTTCTGCCTTCTCCATTCGTTCCAACTTTCGCAGTTGGAAAATAAGCTCTGGACTGGCGAGGAACCGGAGTCACACGAACTGAGCATTGCTGCTCAAATCTGCGCATTGAACGAGCCGGTGCTGGACTTTGCGGAAGATGCCGCGCCTTTCGACATGGACGCGGAGCTTACCAAGTGGCGCGCCTACATGCGCCTCTGTGCATCCTCGCCGATGATGAAGGAGCGCATCACCGCGACCGTCACCCTCAACGACTACGGCGCGCCGGTGGAGCTTTGGTGCGCGGCGTTCCTGATGACCAAGCTGCGCATTGACGAACGCAGGGCATGGCGGATGCCCTACGGCCTCGCGTGGTGGTATGTGCAGACGGCGCACGAACAGGAAACCGGCGAAACCTACATCCTCACGGAAGCAGAACTGGCCGACATGGAAGAACGCAGCACGCCGGAAGCCATCGCCGAGCGCGAGCAGTTCGACGGAAACGCTCGCTGGATTGTCGAGAACGTGAAAGACCCGGTTGCGCGCACCGCAATGCTGAAGCAACTTTCGGAAGGCACGCTCGCGGGCGACTGGAGGGCTGAATATGTCTGACGTGCGCGTGACGATTGGCGCGAACTCCGCGCCACTGGAAAGCGAATTTGAGAAGGTCAAGAACTCCGCTCGCGGGCTGAAGAAAAGCGTCGGCGATGTGGGCGGCGTGCTTGAAGGGGATCGCCGCGTCGAGAACAAGATGACGGCATTCGTGGAGGGGTTCAAAAGCGCTCAGAACGGCGCGGACTTGCTGGCCAACACGATGGGCAACCTCGGCGACGTGTTCAAGAGCAGCCTTGCCATCGGCGTCGGGCTGAATGTGGGGGCGTCGCTTGTCGGGATGATCGGCAGCGCAATCACCAAGGCTGATGAACTTAAAAAAAGCGCGCAGGCTGCTGGCGACGAACTCCGCGCAGCATTCACCAGCGGAGATTCAGGCAGGCTCGAATCGGCTATCAAAAAAGCCAACGAGGAAACCGAAAAACTGAGAAAGAACATCAACGGACTTTTCGGTGCCGGCGCAGCAAGACAGGGGATTGTGGATCTTCGCAACGCAAAGTATGTAGCCGGAAAAGAACTTCTCGAAATAGCACGCAAGGAACTGGAGATCCAGAGACTCATCACAGCCGGTGAACTTGACAAGGCCGACGTGATTCAGGAGCAGTTGAGATTCAAAAAGGAAATGGGTGCAATTCGAGATCTCGGCTTGGACGACGGCCAGTATAGTGAGAGGTTTTCCATTGCGTCTGATGCCAGCGATGAGAGGCTGGCAGCAAATCGCGAGGAACGCAGGAAAGATCGGGCCCAAAAAGACGAGCAAGCGGCAAAGGAAGCAGCAAACCAAGCAGCGAAAGCCGAGGAAGCGGAAAAGAAGGCGATGGACGCCGCCGAAAAGTTAAGGTTGGGTTTCATCACAAAAATCACAGAAGCGCAAATCGCCGCGATGCGCGAGACCGCGAAAGTGCAGGAGATGGTTGAACGCGGCGTCATAAAGGCAGTTGAAGAAGCAGAGAATGAACACCGTAAGGCGCTCGCGGACGCGGATGACAAAGACAGGAAAGAACGAGAGGCAAAAGACAAGGCCGAGCTGGAGAAAAAGCAGGTAAATCTAAAGAATGCAGCGGACGTTGTCAAAAAGGGAGCACAGGAACAGAAACAGCGCGACGACAGAGCCGTGCAAGGACTACTACGTGGCGAGGGGTTGACCACACAGCGCGTGAACGATAGGGCGGAAGAATTAGCCAAAGAAAGGGCGGCAGGCATCGCTGCGCGCGACGAGGTGCGGCGCAAGTATGGCGGAGACGCAACGAAGATGTCGAAAGCGGAAATCGAAGCCGTGAAAAATCGGATGCTAGGGGAAAAGCAGCTAAACCAAAAAGAAATTGCCGACGCCGCGAAAGCTATTCCAAAAATGAAAGCTGCCATCGACAAGCTCGTACAAAAACTAGGAGTCAAATGAGCGCAACCACACACGGCGGTTCAGGGCTATATTCGCTGGTCGAGCAGCCCGGCGCATCGTTCACCACGACGCGCGCAGGATTCGACGCGGGGCGTCGGACGTTCAAGTGCTGGCAGTCCGTAGTTGGCACGCTGGAGCCGTTGCGCGGTTCGCCTGATTCCATCTACTTCGGAATGAAGGTGGACACCGTGGAAGTCACGTTCGACACGGCAGGCGTCGCAACGATGCAGGTGTCATATCTTGGGATTAAAAATCAGAGTCAGACAAAGGAGGATGAGTTCCAGTATTCGGTCACGGATGAAACGCCGGTGATTTATGCTCCGACCTTCGACTGGCAAGCATCAATCCCAAAACCGCAAGTCACGCGCACATACATCACGGACAAACTTCCGACTACCAAGATCGGAAGGTTTGATGTGCCATTGAAGTATGCCGACATGATCCCCGGCGACACAGTTTACTATGAAGAAGTCCCGGCTATTTGGAAATACACTTTCTGGTTCAAGGCGTGGAAATTGATCGGACGAACCATCAAAACCGTCGCTGATTTATACGAGATCACGGAAACGCATCAGTGGGACTTTGAAGTTAGATACATCGACCGGATATGAACCCGCGACTGAAGGAACTCATCAACAACGCAGACGACGGGGTATCTGACGCGATCACGCTTGCGCCGCGCACGCTGAAAGCTATCTTGCAAGAGCTGGAGAAAATGTGCCATTCGTCCGACTCAATCCTTTGCGAACCTGTGCCGGGCGGGAATGGTTTTAAGATTAGCGCAAAGAACGATGGACGTTTCAAGCGCGAGTTCCGCGAGTTTCACATCGAACCAGCGGGCGCTTTCACCGTCGCGATTTACAACGGCACTCTGTTCGGAAGCCTGCCCACCGGCTTCTCAGTGAATGACAGCCCGATTGCGACACTGGCCGTCGCGAACGGAAATAAGATTTACGCTAAGATTACGTGGAATAGGACGATGAGTAACACTGGCGACATCGTGAGCACGATCACCGCCCGCACAATCGAAGCGGCAGCGACGGTGCCTGCGAACGACCCGGCAGTAGGCACACGGCATTACCAGCTCGCCACCGTCGCGGTCACAGACGCTGGCACTGTTAGCGCGAGTCAGACCCGATGGGGGCCGATTGACGACTTGCCGGGGACGGCGAGGTGGAACTACGCCATGAACAGTGCCAGCACGTCCGCTCAGACGGACTACTGGGACTTGCTCGCGACAGGCAAGGGGAAACAGGCGGGTGGCGCAACCGACCTCGCGCCGACTTACGACTCTGTTCAAGTTGCCGGATATGGCGGATGGTTGAGATTTATTCAGGATGGCACAAACCTCAAGATTTTCGCTCGCGGAACCACGATGAACTCCGTCGGGCAGATTACTTATATCGGGCCTGAATATGTAGTATTCAACAGGCCCGTTGTCTGCGAAACCACCGTTGACGTGCTAGTGGGGCTGCGACTCAACGGCGGATACTTGGAGGGGCAGTATCGAACGATCAAGGTGAACGCTGTGGCAACCCCGTCCCCTGAGTGGGTAAGCACTGGCATCCCAGTGACGGCTGGCACCACGATTCAGTGCGTGTAAGCTAAACATCCCAAATTTGACACCACACCAAGAATTATGGCCACGCTGCGAAAAATCACTCTAAACTGGGAAATCCGCACGGGCGCAATTACGTGCGACACCGGCTACGTGAAGCGGCAGGAGCTTTGCGACGTTGACCTCTACGTGACGGTGGACGGCACCGCATACGCGCTCGACACGTCTTGGGCGCTCAACCTGTCCGTCAAGCCGACGATGCTCGGCGACAACGCGGCACTCATCGCCGTGACGACATGGACGGCATCGGCCACCACCGGGCTTTATCAGGCAACCGCACAGACGATTGGCGGCACCGCGCTCGACACCTACCTCGCGGCGAACAATGCCGACACCACGGATGACGAGGGCAACAAGCTGGTTGACCTCGACGTTTATTACACCATCAGCACGGCGGTAAAGTCGAAGTCTGACACCGTGACCGTGATACTGAAGCCGGACGTGGGCCGCGCCGACGACACCGTGCCGGCCACCATCATCGCTCGCAACGATTTCCTAGTCACGAACGGCACCGGCCTGCTCGTCAACGTCGCAGCGGGCTACGCGGCCAACGGCGCATTCGTGGCAGCGCAGGCATCGCTGGCAATCACGAACGCGACGAACTACATCGAGGTTACGGCGGCAGGCGTGGCCAGCGTCAACACCACGGCGTTCACGGCTGGCAGCTACCCGCTGGCAACCGTTGTTGCGAGCGCCGGAGCAATCACCAGTAACACGGATCTGCGCGCGTGGATTACTCCGGCTGGCGGAGTAACGGACGGCGACAAGGGTGAAATAACAGTCAGCAACAGCGGCGCGACGTGGACGATTGACAACGACACCATCACGCTCGCGAAGCTGGCGCACATGCCAACGGCTCGCGTGTTGGGCCGCACAACAGCCGGGACAGGCACGCCGGAACTGCTGACAATCAGCGGCAGCGGCAGCGTGGCGATGACGACCTCTCCGACGTTCGCGACGCCCAACCTCGACACACCCTCTGTGCTTGTCGGAACTAATATCAGCGGCACCGCCTCTGGCCTCACGGCGGGCACGGTGACGACCAACGCGAACCTGACCGGCCACGTCACCAGCACCGGCAACGCAGCCGTGCTTGGCAGCTTCACGATGGCGCAACTCAGCACCGCAGTGAGCGACGGCGACCCGGCGTATGTCGGCGCGGCGAATACGTTCACGACCG